ACGCTCATTTCGTGGTGCTTCTGGAGTGAGACTCGAGTCTTTGTCTTTCGCACAGGATGATAAAATAACCATGGTGATGCATAATAGCGCTTTCATATACTGACTTTCTCCCATTTATTTATTAAACAGATACATCTAAGATCTTCGCTAAATCTATAATATTTCTTATCATTTTCTAAAGTGTCTTTGTTTGTACGCTTTGCTTTTGACTGAACCAATTTAAAGTAGTGGTTAAATTCAGCGTCGTTTTTAAAGAAGATGTACATTACTCCGATTCCTTTAGCTCTGATACGTTTCATACTGTCTCTCCTTTTATCTGAGATCAGTATAGCAAACGTATACAGAAAAGAAAAGAGAAAAGCGATAAGTAGTTCCAAAATGGGACTGTTCAGACTTATAAAAAGTGCCATTTTTTTGAAGTCTAATTGGAGAAATTGGGAAATGTAAAAAACAATTGGAGAAATGGGGAAAGTTACCGAAGAGGTTAATGCACTCCCCAGGTTTATGTTCAGATCCATGACCTCTCCCCTTGGTGGTAGAAAAAGTAGGCTAGACTTCTCCACCAAGGGACCTCTAAACTAATTCCATGCATAGCTATCAAGACACGATCACAAACATAAATAACCCGATCATCATTCAAATCATCAAGCATGCTAAACAAAAAGCTGAAAGCTTGAACGTGCAACTTGAGATCTTTGACGACAGCCTAGATCTTATGGATAAGAAATCAAAGGTATCGTTAAACGCTTTACGTGACGAAATTAAAGATCACAGAGACTCAATGATTAAAATACTAAACATCATACTTACTAGAGGGCTTGACTCTTAAACACACATAGGCTCACACTAATCCTAATCACGTACACTTAAAGGAGAATCACCCGCTATGGCAAAACCAACCAAACAAGACAGAGTCTATTCGTCCACAGAATCCGTCGATCACGACCTATTCAGGCTAAACCTAGCCACTTGTAAAAAGAATATGTCATATAACTCTCGTCCATCTCCATCAGACTTTGTAGATTTTGACCACGTTCATTACTACCACACGGTAGACTCCAACGGACAACCTCAGAAGTTCTCCTCTCGATCTGCAGGGCATTTCCACATCATGGAGATCACAAAAGATAAAGATGGTGGTGTTCCACAAATAAAATGCGTATCAGGTCCTATGATCTGGGGTACAAAACTCAATGAATACGGGCAAGCTGTCCAAGCTCCAATTCCAGCAATCAACAAAGCAATCGATAGTCATACTCACGAGATCGACTACATCAAATCTGACAAGGTTCAACTCAGAAGGCGTGATGTGCGTGCTGCACAAGCTGAGGCAGACATTCTATCTAAGCGTGTTGAGTATGTTGCTGGTGTTGAGGTTAAATAATGTATGCAGAAGACGTCCGTCGTTACTACATCGATGCAGTAGATAAGCTAGACATACCATCAGATCTTAGACAAGCGCTTAGAGCAAACGAGAGAGTCCCTCAGTTTGTTATTAAAATGGCACATGAATTTAAAGAAGCTCAAGAGATAAGGCTTAGACGTGGTAAACCGTTCTTTACTCAAGAGCAGCTGAAAGATGTGGTCTATGATTACACCAAAGTATTCTGCAAGATGCTTCAAACAAACTATGAGCGCATGGTAGAAAACGAACACACACGTCTAGCTCGTGAAGCGAAAGCTAGCTACAAAAAAGATCTTGAAAACACCATCAATGGAAAACCAACTGGTGAGTTTGAAGGTGTGTTTATTGAAGATAATGGTGAAGTAAAATGATCAAGTGCTCTTATACTAAAATTGTAGACATAGATACAATAGTTCCAAACCCGCGCAATCCGAACAAGCATCCTCAAGAGCAAATCGATATGCTTGCAAAAATCATTAAATACCAAGGCCAAAGGCTTCCAATAGTAGTATCTAAAAGGTCTGGTTTTATTGTATCAGGTCACGGGCGTTTACTTGCAATGCTACAACTTGGATTTAAAGAAGTAGCAATCGATGAGCAAGACTTTAAAACAGAAGCTGAAGAGTATGCTCACATGATCGCAGACAATAAGATCGCAGAGCTTTCAATCAATGACGATAAGATGATGGTAGATGATCTAAAGCTAATGGATTTCGATTTAGACTTATCACTCCTTGGTATTAAAGACCTTGTTTTAAACGACTTTGGAAGTTACGACGATGTCGGGTTTGATCCTACAGTTGAAGATGAAAGAAAATTAAAGACTTGCCCTCATTGCGGAGAAGCAATTTGATACTAAAAACAGGACAAACTAAGAAATACGGGCTCCCTTATATGGGGTCTAAAAGTAAGATTATGCCTATCTTATCAAAGATGTTCCCACCTGCTTATAACTTTTATGATCTGTTTGGTGGCGGGTTTTCAGTGACTCATTATATGGTCGAGAACAGGTCAAGGTCTTATAAAGAATTCCACTATAACGAAATCCAATCAGATATTGTTAAGCTTGTTAAAGACGTAATTGCTGGTAAGTATTCTTTTGATGTGTTTAAGCCTGAGTGGATAGATAGAGAAAGGTTTTTTAAAGAAAAAGACACAGATGCTTATGTTAGACTTTGCTGGTCTTTTGGTAACTCTGGATCAGCTTATTTGTTTGGTAAAGATATCGAAGATAAAAAGAGAAGCATGCATCAGGCAGTCATTTTTAATGAGTTCGATCAGTTCATGATCGACACATTTAAACTAAGCAAGTGGCCAGAAAACCTTTCAATAACTGGACGACGTTTATATTTAAAAAAATTTTGTTCTAAAAGAGTTGACATTGAGCAACTTGAGCGACTTCGGCAACTTGAGCAACTTGAGCGACTTCGGCAACTTGAGCAACGAATTGTGTTTACATCGAAAGACTATAGAGAGATTGAGATAAAGAAAAATTCTGTAATCTATTGTGATATACCATACAAAGGGACTAAAGGTTATGGGCTTGAATTTAACCATAAAGAATTCTTTGATTGGGCTGCCAAACAAAAAGAACCATTATTTATAAGCGAGTACAATGTTGACGATACAAGGTTCCATCTTGTTAAAGAGATACGACACATATCAACTTTATCTGGTACAACAAACAACGCTGTGAAAGAAAAACTTTACTGTAATGACATTGCGTACGATATAATAAGAGCATTCAAAAAATAAGGTTGGTGTTTAATGGCTAGACCAAGGAAAGTCGTAGATTTTGAAAAGCTTTCTCGTATTTGCCAATATCCAATGACAAACGAGGATATTGCTGCGATTATGGATCTATCTGTTGACACTATATATCGTGCAATTAAATCAAATTATGGGATAGATTTTGCGGAGTACAAGCAACAAAAACAAAGCTCATTAAGGTTTACTCTTCTTGCAAAACAAATAGAGGTTGCAAAGTCAGGTAACGTTTCAATGTTAATTTGGTTGGGGAAGCAATACCTTGGTCAATCGGATAAAGTAGAGTCTCGATCTGAGACAGTAAACGAAGTGAAGATCACAAAGGATGAGTCAGATCTTTAAGAACACGCCTAAACAAAACGAAGCTATTAGATTACTTGCAAGCGATGTAAACGAAATTTGTTTATTCGGTGGTTCAAGGTCGGGCAAGTCGTTTATCATTTGTAAGGCAATAATCATACGTGCATGTAAAACTAGGTCTAGGCATGCAATACTGCGCTTAAACTTCAACCATGCAAAACGATCTATATGGCTTGATACGCTTCCGAAAGTATTTCGTTTGGCATTCCCTAATTTGAAGGTTGTGTTTAACAAGACAGATTACTATGTTTCATTCCCAAACGGTTCAGAGATATGGGTTGGTGGACTTGATGATGCGGACCGTGTTGAGAAGATCTTGGGAACGGAATACAGCTCAATGTTTTTCAACGAGTGCTCTCAGATAGATTATGCATCCATTCAGATTGCAAAGAGCCGTTTAGCTGAGAAGAACGACCTTAAGAAAAAGGTCTATTACGATATGAACCCTCCAAGAAAGTCTCACTGGACTTACTGGTTGTTTGAGCGTCACATTGATCCTATTGAAGAGGTGCCACTTGCTCATCCTGAGCGGTATGCTTCAATGCTTATGAACCCAACAGACAATATGGAAAACATAGATGAGAACTATGTCGCTGTTTTAAACTCCATGAGCGAGAAGGATAGGAATAGATTCTTACTTGGGCAGTACACAGATGTAGACGATGGGGCTGTGTACTATGCATTTAACCGTGATGTTCATGTTGCAGATGTTAAAAAACGTCCTGGAACTGTTTTCATAGGAAGAGACTTCAACGTAAACCCAATGACCGCTCTGATGGTCCAGTATGTTAACAACATTTTCTATTGCTTAGATGAGGTGTGGCTTGAAAACTCTGACACGTTTAGGACAGATGCTGAGATCATAAAGAAGGGTTACGAAGGACAAACGGTAATCCCAGACTCTACTGCAAAGAACAGGAAGACTTCTGGAATGTCAGATGTTGAGATCATGAAGAGAAATGGGTTT